CAGCTTGGTTTTAGTTAGTAGTAGTTTTCCTTAATAAATGTTTAACTATTTTGGTTCATAAGAATATTTATGAAATATTACAAAGTGGTCGTATTGTTAAGGGTATTAAAGAATATCTATTAGATCGTGAAATTGAAGGTATAGAGATTAAGTATGTTGATTCTATTGATGATTTATTATATACTAAGGCTTGTGTTCCTAGTTTTAATTCTATTGAAGAATTAACTAAATGGAAAAAAGAAATATCTAATTCTATTATAAAGTCTTTTCAAGAGGCTGCTAGTCCAGCAATAACTGAAACTATGCCTGAACCTGAATCTAACACTGAAGTAGAATTAGAATCTTTATTTAACGAAGAGGAAGATGTGGATTTTGAAGAAGTTGTTGCAGCCTTATCTCAAAATCATAATTTAGATATGGGTATGACATTAAATGAAGCTATAAATGTAGAATTAGAAAGACAAGAACATTATACTGTTAGATTAGCAAATACTCCTGATACTAGTGCATAATAAGTAAAACTCATCTCCAAAGAATATAATGGAATATTTCCATTAATAATTTATTAATAACAATATGTGTATTATTAATTTTGAAGAAAATTCAAATATTCTAATTAACATAGAAAATGCTAGAAAGATTAGGTTAATTAGCAATACAAATGCCCAATATACACAGAAAACTAATGAAAACAAACAAAAATACATAACTGAATTATTAATAAATCAAAATACAATTAAGTTACAAGATAAAATTAAAGTAGGTCATACCGTATTTAAATGCAATTATATTGAAATGGTTAAAGACAATGTTTTTGAGATATATGAAGATAAATTGAATTATTCATCAATATTACTACTTCCAGCAATTGATATGGAAAATAAAAAAAAAGGAATGTATGGAGTTGATGATTATATGATAAATACATTCATTGATACAGAAAAATCATTATTTATTCTTTATATATTTAAACTAAAAAATTTATATATTTGTAAATAAATTTAAAATAAAACAATATGGAAAACACGATCAATTTAACAAAACGAAATATTTACTCATTTGTAAATAGTTTGAAGTACGGTATTAATTCTTTATCCATAGATAAAGCTATCAAAAGAGACGAATTTTTTAATATTCTGGAGACATATAATTTGGCCTGCTCCGCCGAAATAATGCGATTTAGACAACTCGGAAACGAGTTTGAAAACGATATTTTTGAAATCATAGTAACAGAAAGGGATTATGTTTTTCCAGTCTTGAATGAGCATGATTTTTTACTAGATTCGTTGGCTAAATTTGCTTTTAGAGGAAAAAATATCTACAACTTATCTATAAATCCAGTAATGATAAAACACGCCTTCAAAATAGGTAAACGAAACGGTGTTAAATTTATTCAGAATGGAGACGAATATATGTTTTCTGGATTATCAAAAGAAAAGCCTGTTTCAACTCAAATAACAGATGCTTATTTTCGTGGAGATACTAATATACGCTTTGAGTTAAACAAACACGTAGCCACGACTCTCAGATGCTATGCAAGTAATATAGGAAGTATTCACGGCAAAAAATTTAGATGTTCAGTGGGCAATGGAGTTATGACAATTTGGTTCAAAGAGCCTAATCCTAAAGATGCTTTTGAGGAAGAGATAAAAACAGTAATAGAACGGTTCACTGATAAATTAACAAAAGATCAAATACATGACGTTTTAGCCTCTCAGATATATAAATTAAGCGGACATAAATTTATACCGTTATTGGATAAAGAAAACTTAGAAGACGTGGAAGACTTGGATTATGAAGACGACTACGAAGACGAACCAGTAGAACGCGATTATGAAGCAGAGGCAGCAGAATTTTTAGCTAATAATCCGAATCTAGATATCAATGGTCAGACTAGAGAAGTTGATGGAATGCAGCAATATAATATTGCTGCATTAGAAGAAAAAATAGAAGACGATGACTTTTAATAAAAAAAATCATGTAGCAATAAAAAACCCTCTTATTAATTTAAGAGGGTTTTATTTTTAATAGTATTCTGGAGGAACTTGCTTGGGGTCAAATGTATCTCGTTCTGGAATTATTTTGTCCAATTTATTTCCGTGTTTGAACGTATAATAATCGTTAAAATCAAAGAAAAATTCTGAATCTATTTTATTGATTCCAACTCCGTTGAATACTGATCCTGAATTGAACCCTGCAGCAAATGCGTTTTCTAAATCCTGTTTTGTGAATATCTCCATATCAATTAGAATCTAATAGGTTTACAAATTGATTTACAGTTGTAAATCCTCCATAAGACTCATCTGGTATGGAAACGTCAAATTCCTTCTCCATTTCCATTACTATCTCGATTTCATCCAAAGAATCCATCCCAATGTCTTCCTTTAAGTTTTTTGCTGATTCTACCTTATCTATTAAGCAACCAACTACCATCGAAATTATGCTAATTACTGTGTCTTTGTCGCTCATGCCTACAATTTATTAATGGCTCGAATGGTCTGCTCTAGCTCTTTGGTTAATAATTCTTTTCGGTGCTGCAAAAGCTCTTTAATGTCTTTGCCTAGATGACTGACAATAAGCGATAATTCCTCATTAGTAAATCCTGATACTATTAAATCAGCAGATATATCCTGAATTTTGGAATCAATTATTTCAGTCCTCGATTTTCCTTGTAATTGTTTCTTTATTTTTTTAGTGATATTTTCGAACATGTTTTTTTTTTATTTTAGTGGTTAAAATGATTTCATTTCTGGTGTTGATACTGATTTTCCGTTATTTAAATAAATCTGGATAGTATCGTAAAATATAATAGAAATGGACAGAATAATAAATGTAATTGCTAATGTTATTTCCATGATAAATATTTTTTATAAATTGCCTAGATATATGCCTCCTGCTATCCCTAGTAAAAATCCAGTAATATACCATACTGAAGAAATCTTTTCGTATTTAGTCAATTCTGCCATATTTTTATTGACTACAATTTGATTCCTGTCCATTTCTGAATTCAAATCATTTACTTGAATCATTAAATTTACGGTTTTTTTGTTCTCAGACCTGATTAAGCTGTCAAATTTTACCGAAGTGTATTCACAAATAGATAACCGATTTCTTAGACTGTCATTCTGGACTAATCCAGTATATACATTTTTTACCTGCTCTGGCGCAATGGTCAAAGGTTTATTTTGGGCGATAATTTTCGATGTATTGACACATAACGTCATAATCAGCATCTGGAATAATAATTTTTTCATGGTTGATTTTTTTTAATAATTCACTTGATTTTTTTACAGAAGAATCAGACTCAGATTTAATGGAGTCTAATTTATCATTTCGAATAGTTTTAATGGAGTCTATTTTTTTTACTCCAATTTGTATCTGTTTGGTTTTTTCTCGGTTATTTCGCTCGTTTCTGATGTCCAGAATATACCAAGTAATTCCGATTGTTAATCCTGTCCAAAGCATGAACAGGATTATTTTAAATTTGGTGTTTGAATCCATATTATTTAGATTTTTCGATTATATCCAAAAATGCTCTGATATCTACCGCCTTAGTTGTGCTGTCAGACGCGAATATTTTTCTGATCTCTGCAGCAGTATCCAAAACTCCTCTAACATAAAATGACCTGCATTTTATAAAATTTGGATTTTGGATGTGTGCAACGTTTTCCAAGTCTAATTTAAGTAAAATAGCGTTATCAGAAGTAGGTTCTACATACTCAGTTGCGTATTGGTATTTTGCATTATTTTGGGCCGGTGCAGGTGCTGTAGTTTTTGTCGCTGTAGTAGTAGCTGCTGAAAACGTTTTGTGCTGCGGATTAGGGGCTGTATTATTAACAGGAGCTGAAACAGGAGCCGATTGTTTTGTAGGCTGATTATCTACAGCAGTCGTTACTGGAGGAGTGGTAAGCGCAGCAAGTTTTTCCTGCAATTCTTTAATTAATTTGTCTTTTTCGGCATTGGCACTTATTTCTGCATCCTGAGCCTTTTTTATTTCATTGGCCTGATTAACCAAAGCCAAAAATTGCTCATCCGTACTGCTTTCTATTTGTGATGGTAAAATATATAATGTTCCAATTGTGTACTGAGATCCATTAAAAACCATTGGAATCGCGAATAATTCAGCAGTACGTTTTTGCATCTTTTCTAGCTTTTCTTTTTGCTCTTTTTGCTTGCGCAATTCCTCTGCTGATTTATAAGCATCAATAAGCGTTTTTTGCTTGGAATACGGATCTCTAGTCATTTTTGCAATAGGCTCCAAATAATCCTTACCCATTTTAATGAATTGGTTTGCGTGAGTTACAAAAGTGGATAAAATTCCTGTTTTTGGAGCATCTATATTCGTTGATGCCTTCAAAAGGATTTTGGCCGTAGCTTCTGCTTTTTTAAGGGTAGCCTCATCTGTAACAGTAACAACAGGATTGTCTTTTACGATTTTCTCCTGGTTCTCTTTTATTTTTTGAAACTCCAGAATTCTAGCAGGAGAAAGGTTTCCAATAGTCGCAACTGACACTGGTTTTTTATCTGGTTTTGGCTCCTCGGTAACCGGAACCGCTTCATGGGTTTCGTTTGTTTCCGGTTCTGGATCCACAGGCAAATTGGTTCTGATGTTATCAATTGTCATTTGCCAGTCTTGATCTGAATCCTCATCTATGGCTTTCAATGATATTGAGAAACTATGCGGAGTTCCGTTCGCTTCCCATGAAATATCAAAGTCTGTAGTTGATTCATTGTAAACAAATCCTAATTCTAATAATTGAGATTCTCTCTCATTTTGGGTGTTTTCCATTTTATTTGTATTTGAGTTAATTATTTCGTTCTTTATTGATTCACATTCAGATATATAATCCTTTATGGACATTTGTTTTTTTGAAATATGTTTCAGAGTTTGTACTATGGCGTGCCTACTAGCTTTTAATCCTAATTTTACCTGATAGTCATTCAGGTGAGATATTTGAATGTAATCGTAAGGAGGAAACTCGTTTTGTAAGGCTATGAAATCATCATGTTTCAACGTGTAATCAATCTGTTTTTTATCGGTTGTAAATATCCCGAAATCAGCCAAAGTATAATTGTGTAGTGAGACATGATTTTTAAAATCATTCAGATTACTATTGTCTGCTCCAAGGTTCAGGACGTTTATCTCATGCCAAACATCATCGACCCCTATAAGTATTTTAGATTGATTCGTGATGCCTGATTTCAGCAAATTGGCACATCTATACGTTTTTCCTTCAATAAAGATATGCACGTTATTCTCAGAAGCTTCAAAAGGTTTTTTTAGTGGTTTCATTTATAAGTGTGTGTTTTAAAATTTTTCACATGTTTATTATTTTCAGCTAAAACTCGGTAACTGGTAAATTCTTCAATAGCTAATTTTATAACCTCATCAAAACTGCCTACGAATATTGTTTTTGTTTTTACGATGTAAATATTCCATTCGCCTCTGATTATTGCTATTCGGAATTCACAATTATATGTTTCTTTTACAATATTTTCGAGTTGTTCCAGTAGTGGTTTCATTCGTGAAAAGCGATAAAAATTAATATTAATGCGGATATAAATCCGAGTGAAAACCAAAGCAGTCTAATTACCCTAATATCTTCCTTGGTTTTTGGCGGTGTAAGTTTGAATAGTTTTTTCATGATACTGATTTTAGTTCGTTTCTGTTTCTCCAATCGATCCAAAATAACTTGATTCTATCAGATATTAAATACCATTGCATATCCGTTATTTTTGACAGGATATATTGTTTTTCTTCTTCTGTGTAGTTTTTCATGATACGTGTTTTTAATTTTGTGTAAATATACACATTAAATTTAATATATCAAATTTAATTAGAAAATTTTATTTCAGCCTGTTTTTCAGGATGGAGTTTTATGACTGGCGGAACAGGTTATCTGTTTTTATCCCGAAAATCTCATTCATTCCTATTCTTGTGGCTCTAGATTTTATATGAGAACCAAACGGAGTCCCTTCTATTTTTTCGGCTCCGTTTACTCGGATTAGGATAGTATGGTAGTTTTTGGAATATGCCGTGCTAGACAATGCCTTTTTAATAAATTCAGAATTATCAGATATTACCAATGAGTTTCCATCTATTTTCATGCCTAAACGACCTAGCCATGTGGAACATGTTTCTCGGGAAATATATTCAGAAGTTGTATTTTTCCAACTTGCCATGACAATCTCTCCAATAGTTCTAGTAAGTCTCTCGCCTCCTGATGTTTCTACCTGAGTCTCTGAATTCATTATTTTATTAATCACTTTGGTTTCGTCTCTAGTACTATCGGCTAAACGTTCCTCTGACCAATCTCTTTGTTTTATCCATTTCGTGGCATCCTCGAATGAAATTATACTATCTGAGGTCAAACTATATGCACCGGCCAATAATGCCCCCAATTGATCCCCTGCACGTTGGTTATCTAATTCCGAAGCGGCAGCGTTTGCAAATGTTTTTGCATTGGCTAAAATAGTGGGTAACATCATCAGTGATCTGGATTGTAATCCTTGCACATATTCTGGAGTAAACATTTCGTTAAACATTTCAAGTGTTTTCTGCCATTTGGTTTTTTTATCAGTAGAAATATCTGTTTTTACCTCCAAAACTGTAATTCTGGAGATATCGGATCTCTGAGTTAAATTGGCTCCAATTGAGGCAAACGCAAAACAACTTCTAAGATCAAATTGTGCTGCATTACCACTGGAGGATCCTTTGATTATTTTTCCTGAATCAGAGGTGGAGCTGGCTCTTACGATATTCAATATTGATTGCATCCTTTCCTCTGCTTTTCGATCTTCTGATTCTGCTTCATCAAAAATTACTGATAATGCATCTGCTCTTAAAAATTGCCTGATTCCTGCCTCTGTAGTTTCAGATTGAGCATCCACAAAAAATTCCCCCATGAATGATTTAATGAATTTCATTATTTCGGATTTTCCAGATCCAGATGGGCCAGTAAGCCATACATGAGGCCTCCACTTCAACGCCCCGCATAATGGAGCGATAACAATCCATCCGGCTATTAATCTAGCGTTAACTTCTCTGGACCAGTTTAGGCGTTCCATTAATGTAATTAATTTGTAGGCTTCTTTTTTTGGCAATGGATTCGTTAATTTAAATCCAAGTTCCTGACCAGCTTCATAAGTGAATTTAGATTTATGCTCGCTGAATTTTTTATATTTTCCATCAACTATCAAACTATCTCCACAATGAATAACCGGAACTCCGTTGTCTATCCATGCGCCACGGCCTCTAATTTTTCCGGTGTTAAAAATACCTAATCGAAGACATATAGATATTAGATTATCTGCGATTACGTTTATATCGTATTTTACTCCAGAAGCGGATCTGGATTGTTTAGGGTAATTGCCTTCCCAATAATTGAGTGGTGCTAATTGCAATAAATTTGAAGTTGATATTCCGCTGGCAGATAATTTTACAATCACATTAGCTCTAAACACGAAAAAAATATATAAATTTTGGTCATTGTTTTCTATACCTAAACATTTGAAATATGGGTTTTTGGGTTGGGTCTCAGGTTGTTTTACAGTTGGTGTTGGAGCAGGCGTATGTTTTGGTAATATCGCAGGAGCTACAGGTTCAGGAACATCATTTGGCGCGTGTTCAGATATTTTAGGAATTTCTGTTTTATTGGATTTTAAATATTCGATAGCTTGTTCAGGAGTCCAATCTGCGTCTGCTACATCCCATTTTTTGGGGAACTCTTGGCTGTTTTTTATCCATTTGAAATTGGCTTCTATAAGTTCAGTAATTCCTATAACACGACGGTAAACGCCTGTTTTATCATTCTTGCTCCAGCCTCCAAACATGCAGTGTATTCCTGGGATGTCATTGTCTGGCCATAGGAATATATTTCTGCCAATTAGCGGAGTTAAATCTGCGTTTTTAACATTCTCGCCTCCGCCTATCCAAGTTGTAACTACATATTGAGGAAACAGGCGTTTTGCTGCATCTGCAGTCTTTTCGCCTTCTACCATCAAAACAATGGCTGTTTTTCGTTCAGTAAGTTCGCCTAGATTATACAGAGGTCGTTTTACCTCAAATCCTTTCCAATACCAGCCTGATTTAGATGTTCCGTTTTCTGTTCGTTTTTTATAAGTGTACGGAATAACGTCTTTTTTGCCTTCTGGCAAGTTGAATCTGCACACATATCCGTTTATTTTATTGTCAGCAGTAGTGTATGGCCAAAATGCATCAGGCTTGCCGTATTTCGGAAACATTACGTTTAATGGATTAGGTAAATTTTCCTGATTCGGAACATCATCCGACCAGATAACCTCAGCTATTTTTTCAGATGGAGTTACTGATTCGATAATCGTTCCAGAGGTGATTAATTTTCCTGCTTCTGGCAACGAATAGCCTTGTAGTGTGAAAAAGTCAAACATGTCTTTACTCGCTCCACATACAAAGCATTTGAATTGTTGTTTAACCGGATTTACCTTCATCGAGGCGTGGTGGTCATCGTGAAATGGACAGTTGCCTACAAGTTCAGTACCTTGACGTTTTAACGTAACGGATCTGCCTATAACTTCTTCAATACGGTATGTTTGTTTTATTTCTTGGATGTTCACGGTGGCGTAGGTTATTATGGTGGTTATTTTAGATATTCAGTGGCTTGCGTTTCATCAGTAACAATAAATCCTCTTCCTCCTAAATTGTTTACCATTTCTATAAATGCGATTTGTTCTTTGGAGGCTTTTCCTGTTTTTGTCTTGACTTCGGTAGCGACAAATATAGCTACTTTTTTACCTACCATTTCCTGAGTGACAATTTCAGATTTTAACCCAATTAAATCGGAGCTTCCTGTACATAGCCCTGCATGGAATACACGGCCGTTTTTTATGAGTACGTCGCCTTTTTCTACGTTTACAGTTCTGGAAGTGCTAAATTGAACTGATTTTCCAGTCCATGATACGCCTACATTATTCCTAAAAATTCGGACTCCTTTTATTTTTCCAATGGCTATCATTATAGTCCTGACTATGTTAGTTTCATTCATTTTGTTAAATTTTTAATATCAATAATAATTTTTAAAATATCCAAGATAATAGATGCTATGAATAATATGGACCAAAACGCATAATTAAGAGTCAGCCCGAGTTTTATTTTAAAATATAATTCATAATTAAGATTAATTATAGATTCCTCTTGTAACCCCATTACCGACAAAACTATTATCAGGCTTATGGCTGAAAAAATTGCATATAATTTCATATCTATTTGTTTTAAAATGGTGAATAATCTTCGTGGTCTTGTGGTAATTCAGTCACATGCCTGTCTTCGTTGTGGTATTTTGCTACATTCTGTTTCATAGTCAGCAATTGAATGTTCCAAATATAATAACCAAAACGATTGTCTTTCCTATCTACAGAACATTTTCTACCTCTCATTCCTTTAGTTACGATGTAACCTGTATCCTGACAAAAACCTCTGAATTCAATTAACGAAATGCAAAAATCTTTCCCGCGACGGAGTGCGTTTCCTTTAAAATTTACATACCTGTCGTAAACTGGATCTATAATCCTGCGGTGTATTCCGTAATGCTTGTGACAAAATCCGCTTTTCTTTGGATGAGGTTTGTTTTTACAAGCATACGCGCAACAAAATACACCTTCCTTTTTTTTTGCCTCTGAGATTTTGAACTCTAATTTTTTAGGGACAAACATATTTTTAAAAATTAAAGTCTCCTTCAAATTCCTTTTTGGTCCAACTCTCAAATTCTTCCTCAGAAACTGTTATTTCTTCGAATTCTGCAAATTCTATTTCAGTGGATTTATGCAAATCTATTTTGGCCTGCATTCTTTCCAATTGCGCCTGGCGTTTTTGCTCTTTAAGCGAAAATTGAATATGCGCCCAATTTTCTTTATAACCTCTCTCTGCTCCAATTCTTAATAATTCTTCTAGGGAACTGGATTTACCAACTTCTTTCCGGGCGTTTTTTTTACGGATAGTTTCCTCTGTTATCTCTCTTAGCTGTCCATCTATTTGTTTTGGAGTATTATCCCTAGTTTCATAAATATGACCGCATTCAGGACAAACAGGAGCGGGTTCATGACAGGCAAAACAACTGAGGCAAGTCTGAACTCTTATAGTAGCCTCCTGTTTTTTACCACGTGATTTTTTAGTTTCACCGTCGAGATTCCAATCTTGGTCCTCATAAGGTAATCCATGCTCATCTGTATTACCTACATGGTCCAATATCCACGCAAACGGTTTCTCAGAATTGGCTATAGCTAATAATCGGCCCTCTTTGGTATTCAAATCATAACCAGGCTCATAAACAGGGCGCAATACACGGCCCTTTTGTTGAAAATTCAGCCCCTTACTTTTTGTAGGCCTGAGTTCTATGGCGCACGTGGCTCTAGGAATATCTGTTCCCTCTGAAATCAAATCACAAGTAGTTAATCCCTGAACTGTTCCGCTTGTTAATCCATCGATTAGGTTTTTCCGAGTATCATCATCCATGGATCCATCAATAGAATAAAATCTATATCCTCCGTCTTGAAACTGCTTAGCCACATGTTCAGCATGAGCCACAGATACGCAAAAAACAATAGTAGGCACTCCTGGACATAATTGCGCATAATGAGAAACTGCATCTCCTATTATCCTTGGTTTATCCACCAAATTTATAAGGTCATCTTTATTATAGTCTCCTTTTGCAGAATGCACTCCGCTTAAGTCTAGTTTTTCAGGAGGCCCAAATATTTTAGGACGTACCAAAAAACCCTCTTCAATTAAATAAGACAATTGTGGTCCTAAAACCATTTCCTGAAACATTCCTCCTGCTTCAATTCCAAGTCCTTGACCGTCTCCCCTTATCGGAGTAGCCGTTACTCCGATTACTTTTAAATCAGGATTAAGTGTTATAAATGTATCAACGATTGTTTTCCATGATTTAGAATTAGCATGGTGCGCCTCATCTATGATTATTACATCAGGAATCCAGTTCGAAGCGGCAAAATAATTAAGCCTTCTTATTATAGTCTGAACACTGGCTACTTGCACCTTGTGTAAAAAATTTGGCGTATATTGAGGATTAATCATTCCATGCTCTACATCGAATTTCGATAAAGCAGCAGATGTTTGACGGAGTAGTTCAACCCTGTGGACCAGAATTATAACTTTCTTTTCCTTCAAGCTCATTCTCTGGGCCAGATATGTAAAAACTACAGTTTTCCCTCCTCCGGTTGGAAGTACAAACAAAACGAATTTTATTAATCTGCGGAAGCATTCCCTGATACCTTCCACACCGTTGTTTTGGTAGTTTCTTAAACTTATCATTTGGTGGTACTTAAGTTTTAGATTTCAGTTTTCTCAGTTTCTTCAATTAACTCCTTTATGGCTTTATCGATTTTATAAACTACATCAAAAGCACTAGGTTCTTTTCTGTCCCAATTTTGAATAGTAGGAATAGGAACCTGAGCCTTCATAAATACTTTATAGATACTTAATCCAGCATCTTTGCATTTGTCTCTGATAATATCAATTTGTTTTTTTTGTGGATCCATTATGTTTTTATGTTTTTATTACTTCACAAAAATAATATATTAATTTTAATAAAAAAGCTTTTTTTATAAAAAAGTTCTTCGTAGGTTTGCTCCGTTATAAGACCAAAACGATTATTAAAATTTAAAACACCCTATTATGAAAATCAATGGCAATTTAATTGTAACTAAAGAGAATCAAAAAACCTTCAAGGAATTAACCGAAGTATCAGGCTCCGTTGACGTTCAAGAGGGCGCAACCTTTACCGCTCCAGCGTTGGTGAAAGTATCAGGCTCCGTTTACGTTCAAGAGGGCGCAACCTTTACCGCTACAGCGTTGGCTGAATCAGGCTCCGTTTACGTTCAAGAGGGCGCAACCTTTACCGCTCCAGCGTTGGCTGGAAAAAACAATACAGCTTTTTTTGACAAAAAAGAACATAAGGTAATTAACAATGACGGTCTTTGTTTTTATGTTACCAATGAAAGAACCTCCAAAGGAATTAAAATCTATTCCGGTTACCATAATGTTACAATCTTTGATTCTTTAGTTCAAACGGACTCTAGTTTTGTTGTTGAAAAAGACGGTTTCTCAGCTCATGGCGAAAATCTTAAAAAAGCTATTTCAGACCTTCAATTTAAAGTAGTCTCTGAAAAACTGAAAAAAGAGCCGATTAATGCAGAGACCATTATCACGGATCAATATTATAGAATAGTTACTGGAGCCTGTGAATTTGGCGTAAAGCAATGGAGGCAACAAAACGGAATTACTCAGGAAAAAATCACCGCCAAAGAACTACTTCCAATTCTGGAAAGAACAAATGCTTACGGGTTTACGCAATTCAAAAAACTTATAAATTTTTAGTCATGGAAAATAAACTGTTAATCAAAACTGCAGAAGGTGTTGACGTAAGACCTCGAATCAGTAGCGGAATGACTTATTTTTTTGTAAACAAAGATTTAGCCATAAAACGAGCCGACCAAACTAGGTCTTACGTGTATCCTTTATTCAACAATAAAAACGAGCATATCGGTTACGGAGTTCCGAGGTAATTATGAACGACCTAACCACCATCGATAAAACAGGACTAGACAAAATAGATTCTAGTCCTATAGATTACTGGTATGCATATCTAAAAGAAAATAAGGATCCATATTTTCCGAGCAAAGAAACTGTTTTCGATATTGCTTTTAGATGTGCTGTTCTGCAACCGGAGGAATTCTCTAAAACCTATGTTAAGATTCCTAAATTAAATTTAAAAACCAATATAGGAAAAGCCGAAATGTCGAGACTCATGGAAACTGCCTCTACTTCGGGACACAATATCATAAATGAAGAGGATTATAATGATATTATGGCAATGAAGGCAGAATTAGAAAAACACCCTTTGTTTAAAGTCATTTTCTCAAAAGGGTATCCAGATAAACAGTTAGATTTTGAGGAGGAAAATTCAGGAGTTTTAATCAATTTCAAACCACACTGGATTAGTGCATCAGAACCTTTGATAGTTAGTTTGTCCAGTACCAAAGATGCAACCATGGATAATGTGGCTAAGGATATGTGGCTATTCAAACAACACAAAAAATCAGCCATACAAGTTGACGGAATGAGATCGATTACCGAAGTTAATCATGGATTTTTATTTGTTGCTGTAGAGAGAAACGCTCCTCATAAAATAAATATGTTTTATCCAGATGAGAGAGCAATGGCATTAGGAATTGAAACCTATAAAAAAAACTGCCTCACATTTAAAGAATGTGTAATCTCTGGAAAATGGCCTGGTCTCAGTCCAGAAATAACTGCAGTTAATTTGCCTAATTGGGCTTATAAAAACTAATAATATGACAGGTACCACCTTACAATTATCAAAATCACAGGATGAGTTTCTCAGGCGTGTTTTAGCTGGAGAATCTGTTTATCTGGATGGCAAAGCAGGGACCGGAAAGTCATTCATTACAAAAATGGCTATCCAAAAATTACAGGACAGAGGTAAAAATGTTATTGCCATGGCTCCTACAGGAATTGCTGCCAATAATATCGGAGGAACTACACTTCATTCTACTTTTGCGCTCACTCCTTTTGGCGTTTTAGACTTTGAGGCTTGTCAGTTTTTAAAATCAGAAAAACGACGTGTTTTAAAAGCCGTGGACGTTATATTTATAGATGAGGTTTCAATGTTACGTGCTGATATTTTGGACGCCCTGAACTGGACTCTTTTGAAAAACGGATGCGGAGGCCTTCAAGAAAAACAGGTAGTATTCGTTGGAGACCTGAAGCAATTAAAAGCCGTTGCTGATGATAACATGAAAAGCATGATGCTGGGAGTTTATGATGGCGTAGAATTTTACAACGCTTTTATTTACCCTAAATTAAACATCAAAGAAATCGAACTTACCGAAATACTCAGACAGACAGATAGTGAGTTTATAGAAAATCTGAATATTGTTAGGGATGGAGGAAAAGCACCGTATTTTAAAAAATTCGCTCACACAGAACCACAGGGAATTATTCTGGCTCCACATAATGCCACAGTCAATAAATATAACATTGATGGGTTTAATGCTGCCGAAGGCAAAGAATATATTTTCAAAGCAACGGTTACGGGAAACGCCAAAGCCACTGATTTTAATTTGGAGGCTGAAATCAAAGTAAAAGACGGGTGCAAAATTATGTATTTGACAAACAGTAAAAATAACAATCTCATAAATGGCACTTTGGGTATTTTTCGCCAAAGAGATACAGATGAGGGACAAAAATACTTTATTGAAGTTGACGGAATCCAGTATGTAATGGAAATAATTGAAGCAACCAAAAAAGAGTATGTTTTAAATCAGGAAGAAAATAAATTGGAACTTCGAGACATCGGATCCATAAAGCAGTATCCTTTTAAACTGGCGTATGCTTTGACTATTCACAAATCACAAGGATTAACATTTGAGCAAGCCACTTTAGATTTAACCGTTCCGTGTTTTGCAGAGGGTCAATTATATGTAGCACTAAGCAGACTAAAAACACCTGAAGGACTCAGGATCATAATGCCAAAACCTAAAAATAATTAATACCGGCGGGTAAACGCATAAAACTATGACAGTAGAAGGAAAATTAAAAGAGATTTACGATACTAAAGATATCGGTACAAATGGATTTCAAAATAGAGAATGTGTTGTTACAACGGATGAGCAATACCCACAGCATATTTTAGTGCAATTCGTTCAGGATAAATGCAATCTATTGACTAGTTTCAAGATCGGAGAAACGGTTAAAATCGACATCAATCTGAGAGGTAGAGAATGGATTAATCCACAAGGAGAAAAAAGATATTTCAATACTATCCAAGGATGGAGAATATCATCAGTACATCCAGCTCCTGCTGAAACTCCACAAAATTCCGCACAGCAACAACAATTGCCTGCAAATCTACAAGCTACTAATGATGGCGAAATTTTTTAAGCTATGAGTGATTTAACAACAGAATTACGAAAAACACAATCCGTATCCATATTTGAGGACGTGAATGCTTTTGAATACGCAAACAGGGTAGCTATTCCACTGTCTAGATCTACAATGGTGCCAATGGCGTATCAGGGCAACGTGTCTAACTGCATTGTAGCACTAGAAATGTCTCACAGACTAGGAGAATCAGTTTTGATGGTAATGCAAAATACCTCCGTTATTTATGGAAAACCATCCTTAGATTCAAAATTTCTTATTGCCTTAGTAAATGATAAGGCAGGATTTGCTGAGCCTTTAGAATTCGTTTTTGAAGGAGAAGGAGATTCATGGTCATGCTACGCTTATACCACCAGAAAAAACGGAAAAGAAGTTAAAGGGGCTAAGGTTTCAGTGGCTATGGCAAAGTCAGAAGGATGGTGGGATAAAAAAGGATCTAAGTGGCCAACCATGACTGAATTAATGCTACAATACAGAGCAGCCGCTTTTTTTCAGAGAGTTCATTGTCCTGGAGTGGCTATGGGTATGCACACACAAGACGAAGCTATTGACATCGGTTATATTGAAACTGAAACCATTAATAAAACGGTTGCAGAATCTTTGAACTCAAAAATACAAAATCAGGAAACCGAATACTATGAAGCGGAGGAGATTAATCAGGAACAGGTCAATGATTTACATGTAACGCATGAACAGGTTTCAGAAGCAGAGCCTGTAGTTGCAGAACGTATCGAGGATGATGATTTTTAATTAATTTAATAAAACACACACATAATGAAAACAGTACAGATACATTATATCGAATTTGAAGACATTGTATTAGCGAGTAAAAATGATAATTACCCAAACAGCGGACTGTTTGTTGTAAAAATAAAAAAAGGAAATTCCGATTTAAGATTTGTGGATAAAACAATAGAAATGAATTATTGCATAGTTCCTGAATCTGTTTTTAATGGAGCAGTTAATTTTAAAAATGAACTGGAAGCAATTCCAGAAGAGACTCCTGCTAAATACGATGGGGATTTCATACTGGAATTTTCAAGAATTTTATTGAATCGTAAATAACGATTATTTACAAAAAACCCACCTGATATAAAATAATTTATTACTTTTACACTCAGGTGGTTTTTAATTAGTTTTGGTTAGTTAATAAATAGCGGTTTTCGGATCGCTATTTTTTTTGCTTACTCGCGATACTTGAAATCGTTAAGCCTGTTTAACCAACCTTTTATGAATTTTTGTTGTGAAGGATCTCTCTTTACTATTTTTCTATAAAATTCCTCCCTTGCTTTGAATATCTTTTCAAATAGCTCTTTTTGATTTGCTGAGTTAATTGCCTTCAAAGTAACAACCCCCACAATTCCGTCCTCTTTCAATCCCAAAATTCTCTGAGGTAATTTTATACCCCAAGAACCAGAAGACCAAACCCAGTCCACTAGAATGTCTGCTACTGATTGATTAATTATGCTATCAGCTACCCATCTGTTCCAATATCGTTTCAGAACCGCGCAAAAATCATTGTAATCCAATAACTGAATATCCTGCACATCTATATCTCCATCACCATCTTTGTCGTGTCCTATTTGTTTCCATGTTCCGATTGTGATACCCATATTTGTGGCACCGCCTTTGTCTGCAGGATCATTAACAAATTTTCCCTCCCACTTCCCAATAATTGGGGCTAATTTTTTTACATCTGCCATAATCTAAATTTTTTGAATACATAAAATAACTCGATAGGGTTGCATATTTTTATCCGTTCCGCTAACGCCTGTAGATGTAGTGTCTCCTGTGTTTGGAGCTGATGCCGTTCCTTGAAGTCCGTACTCAGCATTACCTCCAGAACCTCTATATGCTGCCGTGTATTTAGATGTTGAATTATAGTCACTAGATGGATTTACAGTTGCTACTGTTTTATGTATGTGTGAAACTACTACTGCATCTGCAGAACCTCCAACTGCACCCACAGCATACCCATTTCCATAAGCCACAGGAACCTTTCCCCCCATGTCATCAGTTCCATTGGCTCCATTAGCTACCGCCCATCCTGAATAAATACCAGTTCCTAAACCGGATGGGAAATTAGCATCTATAAAAGCCTGATCTTTGCTCCCAAGCCATTTTAATTCCCCTGCAAAATACGCAATGGCATTATCTTTTAGCCATCTAGTTCTATTAGCCAATCCAATAGCTTGCGCGTTTGAGATTCCACCCGGCCCGCCCTCTACAGGATCAGTTATTTCTAATTGATATATTCCTGTATCAAATTGCGATATTTCAGTAACATTTGCCATAATTTAATTTTAAAATGAAATTGTCCAGTTACCGTTTAAAATGATATCTGAATTTTTGTTAATTACTTCCCTCACTTTTCGAGCAAAAAGAGTATTATCTGTACACAATAGTCCAAATTCTTTGATGGCTATTCCGTTTGCCTCTGATGCGCCTATAGTCCAGTCAAATTTTACGGATGATATTGTAGGATATGAAACCGCACCCAATGATTTAGTGAACGCTCCAGTAATAGCTGTATCAGACCCAGTAGGAGCTGTTCCGCTGGTTCCTACTGATAATTTGGTTAATTGCTTTCCAGAAGTAGCGGCACCCAATAGATTCATTACTGCGGTACGCCCTCCGTTTACGACTAAATTATTATCAATATATTTCTCAATTATATTGCCTTCAATATCCAAAACCGTTAATTCAAAACGGCCCTTTAAATTTCCTAGTGATTCATTCATTTTATAAATTTTGAATGTTAATAATTAATGAGTCATGAGACTCTATATATTTTATGGATCCATCATAGTTATGAATTCCATTGTAAAATCTAGCAATATAACCTAAATACTCCTCCATAGATGGAGCTTCATAATTTATATTCAAAGTGTCATCTATAGGGTCCAAAATATCAGAAATTGTAATTCGATATGATATCCCCTCTAAATAAGAACGCGTAGGTTTGTATTCTCGAACCAATTTCGCTAAATCTGATTGAGAATCCCCGGAAACACCTATAGTATCTCCCAAATCAGATTCTATCTTAAATCTAGCCCAATCCGTATCAACATCACCCGTGTCTATTCCTTCAATTAAAACGGCATCCGTATAACCTACAGCAATCATTGCCTGTTTAATCGCCCAAACGGTACCCATGTAACGCTTTAGTTCGATAGCCTGTTTTATAATACTTCGACGTTGAGCGTCAGTTGTTGCTAATCCGTAACCCCTGAACCCTTCCACATCAAATTGACGGGCCAAAATAGGAAGAGCCGAAGCATCAACCATATCGATAATGTAAACAAGCAGGTTCTCTATTTCAATATCCGACATTCTAAGTTGAGCCACCGCATCAAATGCAGCCAAATGCGGAACGCTGGCAATAGAATCGGATAATATGTTTTTTTCAGTCTGTGACATTTATTATCCCGGATTAGTTCCTGTAACGTTTACTATAATATCTGTTATATTTGCAAATTCAGTTTCCGAAATAATTAAATCGGTTGCAGGTGATGTTACATTTACATTGTAAACTCCATCCACCATCGATAACTGAACGATTTGATTCTTAACAATATCCTGTCCTAAAAATTTCCTACGTCCATCTCTAAACCCTTCTAATAATTTTTGTACTACAGGGGCAATATCTCCAGATACAGAACCGTCTAATATTGTCAAATCCACCTCAATTGTCGTATCTATGGCTGTTGGCGAAGATGCATAAACGGTATCGCTTAATGGTCTGATTCTATCGGCTGTTAAAATAGCCAGAACAGAGGACAATATTTCGGGAGGTGTAACTGCCAATCCTTGAACTAGTGGAAAAACCTCAACTGTTCCCGGTATTGGATCTCCAATGGCTTTTCCTGCCGGAATTGTATCTCCTGATTGATATTTTCGATTATCTACCGCTACATCTATAATAAGAGGTGAGGCGGTTCTGGTCCAAAACTCATAGGCTTTATTAGGTCCTGCAGTAGAAAACGAATTTGGAGCCAATTTAATTCGCTCTCTTAATTGAATGTCGCTTTCTTCCTCTGTACCTCCTTCTGTAATAGTTGTATTTGAAGCAGACGTCAAATAAGGCTGTGGATCCAGAATCAAAGAAACTGTTCCAAGCGCATAATCATTTCCTGCAATTCCATTCTCCTGGGCAATAGCTACAACAGAGACGGTATCTGTTCCCATCGGGACAGTAGTTGATTTTATAAGCTCAAAATTGACCCGTCCATCAGTGGTAGAAACTCTTAATCCTTCCGGTATCAAAATATCTCCATGTCCCTCTATAAGCGTGAGAAGTAATGTAGTCTGAGCAGGTTGAGACGGTAGTCTAACTACGCCTACCAATTCCCCTAAATAATCCAAAGCAGGGTAAACAGCAAAAGCCACCAAATTCTGGAGGGCTGCGTATTGTATTTGATTCCTAACCAGAACCTCACGATAAGCAAACGCATTCAAAACCAAAGATTCCACCTGAGCAGGCTCTAGGGTCCTGCCTACTAACTGCTCATAATACGTAGTTATTTCAGCCAATATAGTAGGCCCGTCTCTTTCTATAAAATCAGGAATCGGTAATGCCATTATATTGAAGTGTATTTATAAGTACTTAATTCGTGAGCGTGAAAAACAGGCAAGCTTATAATATTGACACCTATCCAAAAATATATTTTTAACAAGCCTTTAAACTGTCTGGGTGATTTACCTGTAGAATACGTGTTTTTTTTCATGGTTCTTTTTTTTCAAAAAATTTCAACAATTGATGTATGATTTGAAGCATCAGTAAAAATACACCGCCTATAAATAATACATCACTTTTAAAAGTAGCAGGGTTGAAAAAGTTTACAAAGAAACCTGTTCCGGCTACGCCATATGTTACTCCTGAAAATAGGAATTCTTTAACTTGATTCATTTACTTATCTCGATTTTGGAGGCAAAACAACCCTGTAAATATAATGGTGAACGGTATAAATGTGTAATATTTTTCAATATCGTACTCAATAAATAATTTAGAAGAGGCATATAAAAAAAGACTGATAGACAATGAAATACCTACGTTTCTAATCGTTTTATTTTTCTCTTTTCTAAACATGCAAAATAAAGCCATATAAGTCATGCAAAAAAATAAACCGCTCCATGTTTCATTGTCTCTATTTCCGATAGCACAATAGGCAAGCATGAAGCAGAAATATATGATTATGGGTATTTCGCTTACTTTTATCATAGTCCTTTTCCGGGTTGAACAGCTCCGTCTCCATCTCCGTCTGCCGATATGTCTTTTGTATTTATTTTTTTTGGATCCTTTAATATTGTAGCGATAACGATAACGGCTATCGAAAGTCCTAATTGCCATCCTGTTTTATCCGTGAAGTATCCGGCTGTGTAAGCCTCAATCAATGACTGAGCGGCAAATGGTACGCTTAATAGTATTCCTGTAAGTGTTGTTCTCCAGTTTTTCATACTTAATATCTATTTACATTTAAACAAAAATACAAAAATTATTGGCAAAATAATGAATCTACATTTATTTCTAATGCTTCGGCTAATTTTATTAGTGTACACAGCGTTACTCCTGTGGAAACGCCTGTTTCTAACTCGGATATTATAGATAGACTACAGTTGGAATAAACCGCCAAATCAAACTGTGTATAATTCAACTCCACTCGTTTAGATTTTACTTTAACGCCTATCTTTTTAATATTCTTAGCCACTAATTCAGCAGCATTTTTTTTTATTCAATTCATTTTTCATGGAAGTATATATAATCGAAAAATTAAAATGTCCACAAATATAAATTAAAATGTACCTTTTTCCCAACAAACATACAAAAGGCTTCACACTACGTGAAGCCTTTTTAATTACCCTTTAAACAACATTTAAACTAAACTTAACCGCCTCCCGACCGCTCAGCAACTCCTTAGTACCCTCCACATTATTCTCATACACATGCACGTTACCCAAAAACAACGTAATAGACTTCAATGGCAGGGCAATCTGCTTACTTATCAAATACAAATGATAAATATCAGCGGGCAGGCCTAGATTAGCGTCAGAGCTACGCTGATACGCAGTAACAATAAGCTTTCCTTTCTCTATTTGGAACTGTATAAGACTCAAACACGGCTGTTGGTTGCTCTCGGTGTTGTTGGAACCGAGAAACAACACATAATTCTTTGACGTACGCTTTTCTTTATTGATTTTCTCTAACAGTTTAGGCAACTGCTCAAAGTACGTTGGATAGCTATTGACAAGGATAGGACCGCAATAATCCCACCAACTTACACCAACTTCACGATAAGCCTCCGTAGAGCGTTCGCCTGCCATAAATAGACCTAATTCATCTTTTAGCTTTTTTCGTGCCACAGAATGCCCCTCGAACAACTCCAACAGGTCTATTGGCTTTAATTCCAGTGTTTGATTAATGAGATAGGTGATTGAACCCTTTTTATTTTGCTGGTTCTTGCCCTTGGCTATAATTTTGTTTAAGATTTGGTGATACTTATTCATTTGATTTTTGATTGATGATTGATTATTCTATATTTGCAGCTCTCAGGATAATTATTAAAATAACAAAGCCAACATTAGAAGACTTATGTCCTCCAACGTTGGCTTTGTGCTAAATTTTAATTACCCTGAGAAAGTATTAATTTGTTGGAGGACTACTTTTTAATTCCCGTCCTCCTGAGAATTACCTTTTAAACAATCGATTCATTTATCGATTCTAAGCAATGATTTTCGTCTAACCGATCAAGTTGACGAACCAACCACCAACCTTTAGGTTTCAGCTTCTCTAAGCGTTGATTTTTGCCCAACGCGCTGGAAAGCGTTTCACCCTCCTTTCCAAATTTATAACCGTCCGGCTCAATTAAAACAGCGTTCCATAAGGCTCTAAACTCCCGATTAGCGAAAATGTCCAAGTTCTTAGCAGTACTTAAAAAATACCCTTTTTTATTTTCCACATAAAAATAATTGACAATTGTCAAAAAGAAAATAAGGATTAATGCGATGACGAAAAGTAGAAACCCAATCATAACTCCGTAAATTCCCAATCTTCGGGATTAAGTCCGTAAATAGTTTTTCCTGACGGCAAAAGATTTGTTTGGGTATCTATCATCAAACCGATTTGAATCTTTTTCCATTCTTTTTCTGCTTTTGTCAAGCCGGCTAATTCTTCTGAATAATTAGCCTCGATATAGGCATCTAATTGCTCAATCTTTGCATTATCGTAGAATACTTTTTTTGAAAAATAAGCGTCTTTTGTGTCCGCAGTGTCCCAATCAATAACCAAGTACTCCGTACCTTCTTTAGTTGGTGTTTCAGGCCTAACTTCTATTTTTATGATTCCTTTTTTTTCATTTCTTGATCCGTAGATTATAGGTAATTTAGTTTGTATCATATCTTTATTTTTTTTAATAAACTTCCATTTTTATTCCTGTAGCTGTTCGATATTCCATACCCGCAGTCAATCCTCCAGCTAGCGCAGCGGTATTATCTGCATAGACAGGAGTTCCGATTCTTGCATAATTTCCATCTTCATCCCACACATATCTTTTTGTCATAAGTTGCATATTTGTCCCTGATGCAGTTTTTTGTCCGGTGTATCCTTCTATTCTTGATTTACCTGTACCTTTTGCCAATCCAGCTTTTTGGATTAATGCTCCTCCATCTAAATTGGCAGGACCAGTTCCTGTTGCTATGTAATAAATATCCCCCGCAGCAGAGTTATGTCCAACTCCTGCATAAATATTATTACTTGCATCCACACAGATTCCCCCATAATTTCTACTTACCTGTCCCGTAGCGACAAAATTTCCAATTCCATTCGTTTGCATATACACATCCCCGTTAACTACTGTAGCATATACATTACCACTAGGCGAACAGTAAATCGCACTCCATGCTCTACTAGTTTGTCCTAAAGGATTAAAATTTCCAATTCCAGCGGTTTGCATATAAATATCACCTCCGTTAACGATAGCATACATATTGCTGTTAGGATGCCCCGTAACACCTTGCCAAGCCCTACTTGTTTGTCCTAAAGGATTAAAATTTCCAATTCCAGCGGTTTGCATATAAATATCACCTCCAGCTACACAGCTATAGACATTATTATTCACTAGAGAAGAACCCATCCCCCACCATCCCCTATATGTCTGACCAAGAGCAACTAACGCCCCAACACCTCCTGTTTGTTTATAAATATCTTGATTATTCCTACATATATAAACATTTCCTGAAATATCCACAGTTATACCTAATCCTCCATTATTACCTGTATCTATAAAATTTCCAACCCCTCCAGCTCTTTTCCAAATTTTGCCACCGTTATACTCAGTTGCATAAATATCTCCGTTCGGAGCCGTTGACATGTGAAACCATTGCTTTAAAGCTTGTAATAATGGTTCAAGAAGAGCTGAAGATGTATTTGCCGTACTTGCCGCAGAAACAATCAAATCACCGCCTTTACTGCTATTGTCTGAGTTTTCAACGCCAATTTCCTTATTGCCTCTACCCATAGTAATATCTTTCGTAGGGGCATTAACTGTTCCTATTCCAAAAAAAGTTCCATTATCAAACAACCTACTTACTCCTAACGTTGTAGAAGTTATTGATTTAGTTAAATAATTTGCAACTCCAGAAAATACAGATTGCTTAGTGCCTAATGCTGTATTTATTGTAGATAAATCGGTATTATCTAATAATGTTCCGTTTCTGTCTTGTAAAGTCCAAGTCCTTGAAGCCGTAACAGCACTTGCAAAAAATGAAGTGAAAGTGTTTGCTGTATTTCTTAAGCCGAACATTCCCGCAAAGAATGTTTTAACTCCAGATACATTTTGAGCCGTTGTAGTATCCATGTCAGGAGTCGTAATGTTTCCAGAGCCTAATACAGTAGTTCCGTTAATCGTTTTAATATTCGTTCCAGAAACTAAGTTATCTTGTTTTGCAGCAGACCTACTAGCTGTATAATACAGATTAGTTGCGCTTTCCGGAACATCATCTGTAGACGCAATTAAACCATTTGTGATTTGAATATATGCAGATCCTGAATAACGATATTCTTTATTTTTTTGACCTGTTGTTAAGTCAATATATATTTTACCAGTTTCGGCAGGAATAACCGTAGTATGTCCTACTTCGTTATAAAAAACTCCACCAAACAAATAACCTTCTAAAATATCATCTACATAACTTGGTAATTGCGAGGATGGTACTTTTCCAGAGACCAAATCTGCTTTATTCGCCAATGCAGGAACCGTAGGAGCATCTGCAGTACCTCCCAAATCACCTGCTAGTTTTAATTTACCTTTTATTGTAGTAGTTGCGTCTGGGGTTTCTAACCCTACTGCAGAATTAAATAACTCCCAATCTTCTTTGGATAAATAACCGTCATTGTCAGCATCTGCTTTTAATATAGAAAATATGTTAGTGAAACCGTCATAATCTAAAGGAGGCGATGCGGAAACGGATCCAGCATTTGTCTGATCCAAACTGGAAATAACCGCTTTCATAGCCTGTCTAACTTTTGCAGGCGTAACCAGGTTTAAATTGTTGTCTAGAATAAGAACATCAACTATGTTATTTAATTCCTCTTGTGAATAAGTCATTTTGATATATTTTTATGAAAATCCGAAATCGAATCCGTTACTAAATGCGTGACCTATAGCCACCGGCTCTATCTGTTTTTGACGATCTATGTAAAATAGTATCTCTGTAACCTGTCCAGATTCTAGCAATTGAACAGACAAATTATAATCGATTCTGCTTCCAGTAGCTTCATACGTCAACTTTTTTATGATAACTCTAGTCTCCCATTTGGAAATACAATCAACGATTTCAGCAGACATATCCGCTATTGCTGTCGTAATCTGGTCATCCATAAATTGCCAAATGTTAGAGCCAAATTGCGGGCGCATTGGGTCGCTTCCTTTGGTGCTAGTAAGTATTATCCCGATACATTGACGTATATCGTCAATACCCTCGGATATTTGTCCGATTCCATTAACTGATAATTGCCAATTAGTTGCTTTTATGTCCTGTATTTTAACTGCCATAATTTTAAGGTGTTGGTATTCCTGTGGATCCAGCTCCAGTTTGTACTCCCGGATGAATATGTGTTTTTAAAGACACAGTTCCTGCCTTCATATCTCCGGTTACTTCAATATTTCCTGATATTGGCGCGCCTGCTGTTCCTGAAATTGAACCGCCTAGTGATAAATTACCTCCAATAGATACCGCTCCGTTTAATTGAATTGCAGGAGCCTCTATTTTTGCCAAAGCAGTCGCTGTAACCGTTGCATTCAATGCTTCTACTTTCATTGCTACATCACTTTTTACGCTTACCTCAGTGGCTCCGGTTATATTTATTTTTGATTCAGATGAGATGTTTATTTCCGATTCTGCAGAAATATTTATTTTCCCTTTAATGTCCATCGTGTACTCATGCGAGGCTCGATTATATTCTACAAAAGAATCATCTGAAAAACTAACTCTAACTATATCCTTGCCCCCGTTGGATGGCGTTGTTTTGTTATTAAACACCGCACCAATAATTACTCCGTCTTCTGAATTATCGTCCATTAAACAGGCTACCTGTTCGTTTATGTCAAATATATGAAAGAATTGATTCGAAATTGCTCCCAAAACAATTATTTGAAGCCAATCAGAGACTATTCCATCATCTGTGAATTTTACTCTAGCATAACACTTGCTGGGGTCTATGTCTGATATTTCTCCGAATCTTAGCATATATTAATTATTAAACGGGTCATAGTGCCCAAATATATTTTTGTTGAAATCTAAACTGCCTTTGATTACCTTAACGCTTTTTGGTTGTTGTTTTTTCTTTTTGATTGAAACCTGCTGATGTTTTGCAGGCGTATTCAAGCGTTTTATTTCAACAGATACAGTTCTAGCTCCTGATTTGTCCAATCTATGAGAACTAGATACTATGTGGTACTTACCAGATAAAATCCCGATTCCGTTTAATTGGAAATTATTCCCTGCCACCATTAAATCTATCTTAGGATTATCACCTCCAAATTCAACTGATCCCTCAAACTGATTCATTGATGAGGTATGCATAACGGCTTTGGCTTTTGCCTCTGCCTGCTTCTTATTTTCGGATCTCGAATAAGTCACTGCTTGATCTCCCGATTTTGTGGCAGGAGCTGTATATCCATGTTCTTTTTTATAAGCCTCGAATGCCAAGTTAGACTCTACCTTTTCATTAGCCTTGGAATTGGTATGAATTGATTTCGATTCTTTGGGAGCATCCGTTTTGTCTTTTAATGAATACGAAGACAATTCAGAAATGTCAAGTGTTAGCGAACTATCCCTAGCCTCCAAATCATAAATGGACGTGAAAATCATATTTTTACCTCTAACAGAGAATACAATTCCATACTCTTTGGATACTCGTTTTAAAAATCCTAAATCCGTTTCTTTATTCTGAGTAATTCTGTTTATGGTTATACTTGGAATAGTTCCAGACAATGTAAGTCCATTTTTTTGAGCAACTTTTTCCGCAATCTGTTTTAGTGTTTTATTTTCATGAGCATCTGACTTACGGGTGCGGAGGGAGTTTTTCATACCTACTGCAGCTCCTTTAATATTCACAGTGCTAGGAGGTCCTTTTACCTCTATTTCGTCAATCTCAAATACTCCGCATTTCAAACCACCTATGATCAGATCCAGACTCGCTCCTTTTTCTGGATACCATGAATTTTGCCACAATGCAGAAACATCTTCTAACTCTATATCAATATCATCTGATTCCCCCTCAGTCTTATCTGAGTAAGTAATAGATAATAAATACTTCGAAATATCCGAAGTGATATTTTTGTTATCGTATAGCAGGCTGAATTTAGTTTCGGATACATTCATAATTTATCTTCGTTTAGGTCGGCTAGATCCAGCATCCATATACGTAAACGCGAATCCAAAAAATAAAGGTAAATTGATTAAAAATAACCAATAATAATTTTGATTTTTAAAATAATAAACCAAAGCTATAGGAAAGAATAAAAAGATTCCGATTCCAATTAGCATCAATGTTTCTAAATAAACAATTCCAATATTTTTTAATAGCTTCATAATTTTGATTTTTATCTTTTCCAAGGTGGTAATAATTGAGAATCTACAACTATGTCGCTATCCTCCAATATAGGAATAGTCAGACGAGTCCCTGCAGTAAGCGTAGCCGTTACAACTACTGACGGATTAGCGTCAATGATATTATTAAACATCGAAGCATCACCATAGGCTTTATATGCCACAGTATCCCATCTGTCACCATCCTTAACTACATATTCTACTACATTCATATCCCTCTAATTATCGCCTGTCTATCAATGTCCGAACTATCCGCTTTTAAAATAGCTGTAGATGTTTGCAGATTAGCGGTTAAAATTTTAAACGAATCTATATCGGAAATTGGCAAAGCCGCTTTCATGTTTTGAATATCTGTATTTACACCGTTTAATGAAGTAGGCATATTTGGACCTAACTCCTGTAAATCTGGAGACGAATTCAGAGCATCGTTAGTATTAACTATCTGCCCTTCCATAATATCCAAAGACTTATTTATTTTTTTAGAATAATAAGCCGCTGTAGATGGGTCTTTCTCTACCGAAAATGTCTGCTGAACAACTATTTTTGATGAGCTTTGAATTTCAGATACATTTTTTGAAACCACCATCCCCTGTGATAATTCAGGCGTAGTTATTGAGCGTATATTTGAATTTCTGGAAGTTGTGGCAAATGCCTTTTCTTTAGCTTTTTTATCGGCATCTTTTAACGGATCCTCGGTAAATGATTCAATTAAATCAACAGATAATGTTGCTGAAATAATGTTTCCTGATGGATCTGTAAACTCCGTAGTTTTTGAAAAATTTGGAATCACAAAATTACCTACTAATTTCCCGTTTCCGAGTATCAAAGGCAATATTTCCTTATTCAACATGTAAACTTTCAGAGCCTCTATATCATCCTCTGGATTGGTGAAATCCGAATGCAAAAACATACTAAAAGAAATTGTATCCAAAACATCACCAACGAACTCTAATCGGGGCTTTCCTTTTATCCTATCGTGTTGAGCATAATTCACAGCAAAGTTTTCTTCTAAAGAAGTAAAACCTTTGACGCCTTCAAATCTAATTGTGCCTAGTTGTGCATACATATTTCAAAGATAACAAAATTTAAAATTAAGTCACGGAGGTTTTTAAATAATTAATACGAAAGTCTGCTTTTTCTAGCCAAAGCATTTTCAATTTCCTTAATAAGTTGTGGCGTATATTTTTTTAATTCTGCTAAAATATTTCCAGAATCACCACCACCATTAATCACAGGAGCGAAATTAACCGTCATTCCTCCAGAAGCTCCACCGCCTGATGATTTAGCATTTGGAGAAATAGATTTACCCATTCCTTTGCTACTAGATACAACTCCAGGAGATCCTTTTTCGATTCCTTTTTTTGCGCCTTCCGTTATATTCACCCCGTAGTCCATAAATACCTTTGAAGGTGAAGCAATGCCCAAAACCGTTTTAAATGCGTTGGCAATAGACTTTCCGATTCCTTTCACGAAATTAAATAACATAGTGGCTTTTGATTTCAATCCATTCCAAAGCCCCATTAATATATCCGAACCTATATTTTTAAATTTGTCTGGTAATAATTGCCATATTTTAATCATGATTCCAATTGGACCCAAAAACAATATACCCCATTTTTTACCCCAATCCAGAGCCTTCCAAAAAATAGCTTTGATTCCATCCCATAACATTCCGAAAAACTTTTTTATAGGGTTCCAATATTTTATAATCAAAAATGCTGCAACTGCTATGGCTGCCACTATCCAAAAAATAGGTGAGGTTAAAAACGCTAGGTTTGCCGCTTTTAAAGCAAAAGACAATGTTTCCATAGCAGTCGCTCCAGACAATGCAGAGAATGCCATTGCTGTCTGGACAGCGGTGACAGTTACCATCACAGCTCTATACGCGTTCATGATAGACATTCCGAAAGATATAACTTTGAACAATCCTCCAATTGCAAAACTAGTGGCTGATATAGCCAACAAAAACACTCCTGCTTTGGCGGCAAGCATAACAATTGTTCCCAATAATTTTGGATTCTTGTCGGCCCATGAAGAAAACTTATCCGCAATCTCAGATACTTTTTGAGTTAATTTTACAAAAGTAGGCAGTAATTTATTTCCTAAAGTTTCCTGAACTGCAGCCAATCGTATTCTCATTTTTTGAGTATCGGTAGCTATATTGGCAGCCTGTCCTTTTACTTGTTTTTCGACAAGTTTCATCACATATTGCTGAGCCGCTCCAAGCCCATAAGTGGCTTGTATTTGTTTAATCAAAGGAATATCTGCTTTGTTCAATGTTCCTGCTTTCGCTAATGCAGCAGCTCCCAAAGCTGGATTTTGCAACGCCTTACCAAGCATCACAGCGTTATTTGATGCCTCACCAAAACCACCAGCTGCTAAATCAAATGCTGCCTCAGTAGCTCTATCGAATAATCCAGACATTCTAGCCGTTTCGTCGGAAACTTTTTTAAATGTGGCAATTTTAGATTGTACCATCATTATCTCCTCATCCTCAACTCCAATCTTATATTGAAGTTTATCAGCATAATCAGCGGAAGCTTTGGCCGCATCATCATTAGCCTCACCCATTGTCCTGAATACATTGGTAAGCCTCTTTCCTGCTACCTCGCTTTCCTCTGCTGCATTTATGAAACCAACCATAGGAGCTAATATAGCTGCTCCAGCAATTCCTGCTTTTGTTCCAAATCCAAAGGCCTTATCTCCCATCTGAGAAACCTGTAACGCTTTTTTTTGAGCTGCAGTGGCTGCCGCAATTGTTTTCGTAGCCTCATCTTTGGCCGTCAGTAATAACGCAACTTCAAATACCTTTTTTGATGACATATTTTTTTGTATTAAAAAACCGCAACCGAATTACGGTGCGGTTTATAATTAATCCTCTCTAGGATTCATTTTGTTATGAATCTTTATCGCTTCAACATACCAGTAATGAACATCATTGCCATCCATTTCGAATAATTCAATCAATGACGTTCCGCTAAAATGTGCCAGAAACATTAATTGCTCCGGCGTTACACAAAAAGCTGATTTATAGGCGTGATTATTTTTAAATAATCAACTCCATCCATCTCAGGAAGTTCTTCTTTAAAAATTGGCTTTCCGTCAATTTCTATCAGGATTGCTGCTAAACAATCAGCCATATCCGAACCATCCTCATTCATTAACCTTTGTGCCTGTTGAACGTGTTTGCCTTTGAATCTTTTTATAACGCATTTTTTACCGCTAGGTAAATCGAACTCTAAATAAACATTTCTTTCTTCTGCAGATAATGCAGCGGGATTTTTTGACGGTTGCGTCTTTGGTGTTTTTGATTCCATTTTGATTAGGTGTTTTTAATTATTTAATTTAACCGCCTGAGTTAACAGGCGGTGTATTTTTACCCTCCAATATTGGAGGTATATTTTGCAAAAATATCTACTCCGTCCACCATGTAAATATTAGCCATAGCATCATATTCAATTACAGGAACGCCATCGATTTCTAGCTTATAAGCAGTCAACGTCATTTTAGACGTAGCCTCCACATTGTCGTGCTGCTTGAAATTACCTCCTGGGAAATTCTTAGCTTGACCTGTCAAGTAAGCCACGCAAGGAACCTCGCTCAATAACCCATCAGAGTTGTAAGTTTCCAATGAACTCCTTACCTGCAATTTCAATGCTTTTCGAGGATCCGCAAATTTTTTCAAAACATCGGCATAAAAAGCATTCCACTTAATAGTAGCCTCCATCTTATCTATTCCTGAGAACAACTCGAATTTTCCAATCATTCCAAGAGCTTTGTGTTCTGCTAACATGAAAGTGATATCCGGTAGGTTGATTTCCTCAACTTTACCCAGATGCGAAGTTCCATCTACATAGACATTCGCGTTTGTCAGTCTGTTTACTTGTATCTGTGCCATTAGATTATTTGTGATAATAAGTTAATATCTAGGAATGATTTGAAAGTAATTCTTTCGGCAGGAGTTGGCCCCATAAATATAAGCTGAAACGTTACATGTCCAGCCGCTAACTCCGTAGGTGGATTATCCTCTGCTTTGAATTCACATCTTGAACCAGGTAAACAAGCTCCACGTCCTATAAGAGTTCTAAAAAATGAATTTCCAGTCTCTCTAATAGCATCAATAGTAGCCTGATTAATTGGTTTATCAATAAATTGAAGCATTCCCTGTTCTAGTGATTCGTGGACCACATCTGCCATCCTACGAATAGGGATGAAGTTTTTCACAGTTGTATTTGTCGGAAATGCAGCCGATCTATTACCCCATGTGCGCAAACCTGTACCGTATCCAGAGAATAAAGTAGTAATTCCTTTTTCGTTCAATAAATTAGCATCCGTTGTAGCGTCATTAACTGAGGCTGTAATCAAATACTCTGGACCTATAACCCCTTGAATGGAGTGATTTGATGGAGATATCCAATAACCCTCATTCAAATCAACAGATGATATAACACCGGCCATAAACGAACTAAAAGGAGCGTTTATATTGGCGTTTGTATCTGCGTCATAAACCTTCACGTGAGGACAAAGCAAATAAGCTCTTTCGCTATCCGTTTTAAAATTTATGGTAGATGCTGGTCCTCTTCCTGCAATCGCAGCGGTTACCGTTGTTCCTGCCGGAGCATCTATTAAAGCAATCGCTCTGTACTTACTAGCCAAAGCAATCAACTCAGTGGCTACTGCAGGCATTTCCACAGAAACAGGAGCTAATAATATCTTAGGATAAAAACCGTAAGTATTAAAAATGTTTTCAAATAATTTAGTACCTGTTTTAACTTGACCCGTAATTGTACCGATAATTTGAGAGGATGTAATTGTTCCTGTATCTAGTTTTTTATAGCTAAACTTAAGAACCAATCCTTCAGAAGCTACTGCAGATAAAGCAGTGAAATTACCAAAAGCGTCCAATGTGTAATCCACATCTTTAACTCCAGTGTATTCAGTAGTGCCATCCGTCAAAAATATAGCTGCGGTATTTACCGGAGCTGAACTCAATTTAAGTTTTCCTCCTGTGATGGTTTTTGATTCCAAAAGAACATCAACAGTATTCGAAGAAAACGAGAATGTATTCACTACAATCACAGTTGCTGGACCTTGTTTAAAAATAGCATCCAAAGCCTGCGGAATAGTAAAACCTGGTAATTGTTGCCCAAATTGAGCGGCATCTGTTGGAGACAGAACCAAAGTAAGTTCATTTACTGGACCTATCGGAGCAATACCAACCAAAACAATAACCGAAGATTTTATAATGTTTATGGATCTGGCGCCTTGATCTACTTCTATAGTCTCGACTCCATGTAAATAATTAGCTGCCATATTATTTTTTTTTATTTTTATTAATCATTGTTTGGATTTGGTATTATTGTGAGTTCTCCATCAGGAATGTCAATCAATGTTATTTTTTTCAATAAAACAGATGTGTCTTCATTATAGTTCTCAACCGCTATTCCAGTAGTCTGGAAAATTATGTTATAGGACCACATATTATTGATTCTATCTGCATCATCACTCCCAATAGTATGATGTTTAACAGCCTGTATTCTAGTGCAAAAACTAGGCTGATACCCAATCAAAGCCTCTTTTAATACCGAAATCAAATTATAAACACCTTGCGGACCTCTCAAAAAAGTACTCTCTATAAGTATTTGAATAAAAATTTTTTCCTCTTGTCTTACCTGAGATGTTGAATTTGGAGGAGGATACTCAGAACCTGCATAAATAACTGTTATTTTTGCTTTTGTAGGTAACGGCTTTTTTCTTTCCGATTCTATCTCTGGCATTTTCTCAACAGATATATTTGCAGACTCCATAAATGAGAGTCTTCCAACTATCTGAGATTCTAAAACTTCATAATTCATACTGGTACTTTTCTAAGTCTAGCTACAAATGTATCGCCATCGTATATCGTCGGAACGGAAACAACAGCAAAACGCCCTTTAGTATCTATATCCACAAATTCAGCATTTCCACTATCAACTCTCTGTTTTAACCCTTCAAAGAAATCTTTTCGATATTCCATAAATGGCTCATCTGGATTCCACGAATCAATACCGGATAATTCCTGTTTTTCAGAGGGATCCTTAAAACCTATTCTAGCCTTCAATTCTAAACTTCCTGATTCACTAGAGGTCCACGTAGCATCGTAACCCATTTGCTGAGTTACGACATCAAACACCTGTCTTTTTAATGAATCAAAAATGTTCATGTTATCTAGCTAATAAAACAGCAATGTTTCCGGCTCCTGCTCCAACAGATTCGTAGGCATATCCTAAAAATACATTAGTTGATGCAGTAATTCCTGCCTGTCCAGCAATAGCGTAAACTTTGGTTCCCTGAGCGATCACATCGGCAGAAACTTTAGGCACGGAATAAACTCCACATAAATTAACTACAGCAGTTTCTCCAGACAAATAAGCTCCAGAAGCGATTCCAGCAACAGACCCTATTGTAACTATGGATCCAGAAGCGGCATCCGCTGTAAGAACCACATTAATAGTCTCTCCTTTTTCAACAAAATTTTTCATATTTTATATTTTATTAAGGGGTCCTAAGACCCCGTTATTTTTTTGTTTGTTACTCCGACTATGCTGGTGCAGCTCCGTTATTTCGGTAAAGACCTCTCCAGTCGATAGCTTTGGCTGCAAAAACTACTCTAGCTTTTACCTCAACGCCATCAATATTGAATCCTTCTCTTTCGTCAATAAACAACTCCTCCTCGCCCGCTAAGAATGCATACTCTACAGTATCCAATGAAGCAGGATCCGCAGATAAAAACCATTCGTAATTGGTAATTCTGGCATCAACTACAAGAGTTAAACCTGTCAATGCTCCCACTGGAGTATCTGACTGTTTAGTAGCTACAAAGTTAACAGAAGTTAATTTTTGAGCTAAAAATTCATTTTTAGGTCCAACAATTAAGAATTTCGGACGTAAGTTTAAATAACTTCCATCAGATCCTTTTTGAGATCTAAAAGCAGTATATGCTGCAGTCAAAGTTACCTCAGATAAAGCAGAACCCCCAGCCGTTTGACTGTTTGCTGTTCCTACGAAATTTCCGTGAGCGGCAGAAAACAAAGCATTTCCATCCGACATAACAGCGAATCCGTTTGCTAAAATCATGCTGTAGACAATATCAGATTGCAATTGAGCCGCTTTTACAGCGAATGCCTGCGGAATTCTATCGAATGCTGATAAATCATCATTGATAATTGCCTCCCATGTAATACCGATAATTTTACCGTATTTGGCTAATTTGTAAGTCTCTCCAGATTCTGAGAAAGTTCCATATTTGTACTCAGCACCTTCTTTAACTTCCTCCAAATTACCTAGTATCTCAGATAAACGAACTCTAGTCATAGGACGGAAATCGTTTATTGTAGAGCGTCTAGCCCATTCAGTAAAAGTACGTTCTTGGATCGCGTATTGTGCCAATAAGGTTCTGTTGACAGTACTCATCAACAATAGAGGGAAATCAGTTGTGTGGTGTAATCCACGAACTTTACCACCTAATGCCGCAGTTGCAATTTGTTTAGGGCTTAATCCAGCAGTTTTAACCCCTGAACGAATCAAAGATTCCTCTGCTAATCTCAAAAGCGTCATGCCTTTGAAATCCTCAGCCGCTCTAACATTATCAGCTCCTATAACGCTAGCAGATCTAGGGTCAATTCTAAGAACTAACGAGTTCGCCATAGCAGAACGCGTTTGCTCTGCATCTGCATGAGCTTGATTAGCTGTAGGTACCGGATTAGCAGGCTGTAATTTTTCCCATTCTGCCAAAGCTCTGGTAGATGCAACATCTACACTAACGCCTTCGTCTATCAGGGTAGTCGCAACAGTTTCAGGAAGACCTAAAAGCCTAACTTTACTTTGGATACCTGAGATTCTCACACGTTCGTCTTTTGCCGCCTGTGTGCGAGTAGCGGCCTCCGCTGCTCTTTTTTCTTCTTCAGTCATTTCGCTGTCGTTATTTTCGTTATTAATATTTTCTTCGGTGGTTATATTTTCTTCCGTTGCAGGAATTTCTGTTGTATCAGGTTCCGCAATTGGAGTGACATCATTTATAATTACTTCATTGTTGCCTTCGTCACTTCGAACTCGGCTATTCACATCGGCCTGAACTGGACAAAAAGAAATTTCTGTAGGTTCCCATTTTGTAGCACGGTAAATAGGCGTTTCGCCTTCGGTTCTAGTAACTTGATATTCTTTCACATTGTATCCAACAGAAATTCCAGTAACTATTTTGTCACGAACTTTATTCATTAATTCAGTATCATCCTCTGAATTTCCAAATCTTAATTTTGCGATACCTATTCCATTTTCAAATCGAGCAGATTCTACAACACCTACAACAACTTTGGAGGTTTGGCCCCATTTATTGTGATTGTCCAAAACAGGCGCACCAGAATTCAATCTAGTCAAGTCTCCCGCCTCTGGCGTACACACTAAAATCTCATTGATATTTTCGTAAGAATCCCAGTCGAAAGTTCTTACTGCTGTCTCCGTAGCGAACGAAACCTCAACGGTTCTGTTCTCGGTGTCAAATGTATCAGCCCTAAACTCAGCTCTAGTTTGCTGAGTAGGTAAATGTTTGATTATTTTCTTTTTGTCTGACATAATACAAATGTATAATTTTTTTTAATTAATATATGATTTTGCAATTATTTTTTATTATGCTTCAAAATCCGAATTATCCACAGGTATAGCCAAAGTAATCGGTCTTCTAAATCCTCCGTCTTCTTTCCATGCATTTACCACGGATTCTCCCATTTCTGGGAACTTAGCCAGATTACGGAAATACTCCTCATCATTTTCAGTAGGGGTAATAGTTCCGGCTCTTACACCAACCCCGTAAGCGTCCAGAACTCTTTTCAAATCTTCTGGAGTCATAGTTCCATCCATGCCCGGATTATTTTGTGGATCCGCAGAAGCTTCTGGTTTTATAATCCACTCTACATCTATCCCTGCTTCCTCAAAAACTTTTTTATCTTTTTTGATTTGCTCCAAAAGAGTTTCAGGATTGTACCCTCTACGTTTACATGCTTCGGTCCATGAAACTAAACCTGTTTTTAATTCCAAAATCAAACCATTCATTTCTTTAACTGGATCAATCATTTCACGTCCTGGAGGAGTCCATTCTACGCCCGCTCTTTTATTTATGATTCCACGAATAATTAAGCCATCAATAAACCAATCCCAAATCTTATCACACAATTGAGGAATAACTACATTGTATTGCCAATCCTCAATCTGTCTGCTCATCTCAATCCATCCCATTCGGCCAGAACTAAAATTTACATTCGAATAATCTCCAGTCAAAGCCTCATAAGTAATACCAAAACCCGCAGCGTTTTTTTGTTGATTTTTGGAGACGTAATCAGAATAATTTCCGGGAGTTGGAGGAGTGTTAAATAAAATTTCCTCGCCCGGTGCCAAATGCTGCATCATTCCGGGTTCTAAGTGGTCGTAAGTTTCGTATTGATTAGGGTCATTTTCTACAGGCTCCGGTCTAGTTGTTACACCGACATGACAAGCGGATACTTTTTGAAGCAATAACTGAGCATCCTCATAATCGTCAAGATCTCGCATGTTTAACATTGCAGGAACTCCGAACGGAACGCCTCTTACTTGCTCTGGAAAATCTATATAATACATTTGAATCATGTCCGAAACTGGAACAAAAACAGGCTCCAATTTCATCTGATACTCATTCCTAGGATCAGAGTCAAAAACCCAATAACCAACTTTTCTACCGCGAGAATCAAATTCAATTCCCTGGTTCACAAAATTTCCTTTTCTTTCCGATAGATGATAAGTGGTTTTATTTGAATCTACCATGTGAGGACCTAATACCTGTAGTCTAAATGTAGTCCTGGCATCTTTATCTCTTTGCTTCATCATGAATGCCTCTCCTTGAACTGACATGGTTCTAACAGCCAAAGATTGAATTCCTCCAAAATACATCATTCCGTTAAAATCACAGGCTGTTGTTTCAGCAAAAGCCCTCCACTCTTCTTTTATTTTTTTAATATCATTTTCGGTAAGTTTCGGTTCTCCAATTATAGAAACTGGAGTAGGCATTATTCCGGTTCCAATGACATTATTTTGTATTTTTCTATGAGCAGAAAATACAGAGGAATTATTTTTATATCCATGAATAGATCTTTCTCTAAGTGTTTTTAGAGATTTTTGGATATCAGAATTTATATTGCCTGAATTCCTGGCATTCCATCCATCGCCACGCCTGCCTTTATCCGCTGCATCATAAGCACGTTGTCTGGCCTTTATAGCTTTTTGTTGTGCTCTGTATCGAGAACGCTCTATACCTAACTTTGGGTTAACGTACGAAATTATATTGTCCAGTAGATTCATTTAGTATTTATTTCTATGACTGCATCCGGTGCCTTTACTAAAGGCAGAATAAACACGTCCGTTATTTTTATTTTGAGAAGGAAATAATTGATCGCACATTATTTTTTGAATTCGAAGCATATCCTCCAAACTTCTGTACTCAACATCTTTATCGCCATACTTGACTTTTAATGCTCCAGAAGCAATAGCCTCAGACAATATTGTGTATTGCTCTATAGTGTAAATAATCACAGGAGTAGCCATATTATAAAATTTTCGTAAATATAATGATTTTTTATTTTATTTTTTATCCCAGAAACTACTTCTTTTTTTAATCACTTTTTGAGTAGTAATATTATCCGATTGGCTAAATGTGGTAGAGCTTGATTTTATCATTTCCCATTGCTTATCACTCAATCGGTCAATACCTACAAGGTAGGCAGCTGCCCTAGCATATACCCTGCAGTCCAGAGCCTCATTTCTGTCTCTTGTTTTTACCCATTGATGTTTTGCAAACCCTGTTTTTTTATTTCGAACAAGCCTGTACTCCTCCGCTGTGAGCATTTTAAAATAAGCCTCGTTATACATCGGAAAATGACAATATCCATTAGGAAACGTTTCGTTTCCATCATCATCTTTTTTTGATTTCAGTTTTAAAAATCCGTAAAATTCAGTTTTTATCATTGAAACTCCAACTCCCCAAACTTTCGATTTTCCTATTTTTTTTCCCGCTTTGTTTATCGTGGTGATTTTTGGAGAGCCAACCATCAAATTAAAACTATCCGGCATTCCTTTGATTGGTTTAACTCTTTCGTTGCCCATAGAGGAGCAAAAATCATAAACCACACTGGTACTGGTTCCATCTCCTGAATCGACAGTAACCATTTTTACAGACATCAACGTACCCTCTTTTGTTGGATAATGATGATTTATGCAGTTTCTTAATTCCTGCCATACATCATTATCCAGCGAGGTAGTGTCCCCTTGCAATACTCTATATTCAATTGAATAACTCCTACGACCCGGACACCATCCAACAGTTTCAAATTCTATCCTGTCTCTTTGAATGTCCACGCCCATTGTTAAAAAATATACTGGATCAGGGATTGTTCCTATCTGATATGATTCTCTTTTGTTATAAAGATTTTCATAATCAGGAACCTCTCCAGATACTTTGTAAGTAATTCCAAGCGTTAAGTTTGTCCAGGATATCATGGCATTCTCATCTCCCAAAGCGTCCTCGTACTCCCTAACGGCTTTTTCCCATGAATAGAATCCTGCCGGAGAATATAATGCGGATATGTGCATACTAACCCGTTTTGGATCCTTACTCACTCTAGTCGCTATCCATTCGGCCCGGCCATCTATGCTAAAATCTTTTTCTGCAAACATTTTAGTTTTATGCCTTTCCTCGTGGATACCACCGCAATTCGGACAGGCGCATCTAGCGGTTTCCGGTTTACCCTCATCCCATGTGATACATTC